GTGGCCGCAGCCGTCAACGCTACCGTCAAGCAGGTGGACGAGACCGCCGAGGCCGAAATGGGCAAGCTGACCGGCGGCCTGAACATCCCCGGCCTCTAAGCGGGAGGGATACGCATGGGTTACACCGCAGCGCCGCTGGAAAAGCTCATCGAGCAGTTCAGCCAGTTTCCGGGCATCGGTCGCAAGGGCGCGACCCGGATGGCCTATCAGGTGCTGAGCATGTCGGACGCCGACGCCACGGCGCTGGCCGAGGCCATCCAGAACGCCCACACCCGGCTCCACCGCTGCCGCGTCTGCCAGAACTACACCGAGGCGGAGCTTTGCCCCATCTGCTCCAGCGCCAAGCGGGACCGCTCCACCATCTGTGTGGTGGAGACCCCCCGCGACGTGCAGGCCTTTGAGCGCACCCGGGAGTATCACGGCCTCTACCACGTCCTCCACGGCCTCATCAGCCCGATGGACGGCATCGGTGCCGAGCAGCTCTCGGTGAAAGAGCTTCTGGCCCGGCTGGGCAGCGGCGAGGTGAAGGAGGTCATCATGGCCATGAATCCCACCGTCGAGGGGGAGGCTACCGCCATGTATCTGGCCAAGCTCATCAAGCCCCTCGGCATCAAGACGACCCGTCTGGCCTACGGCCTGCCCGTGGGTGGCAGCCTCGAGTATACCGATGAGACGACGCTTTACCGCGCCCTCTCCGGCCGCGACGAGCTGTAACAGGCGGATTTTAGAGAACATTAACAGTCTCTTCAAAAATCGCTCTTGAAAATCCAGCAAAACGTGATATAATGACAGGACAGTAAGAAGTCAAGGAAAGGAGGCGCGCTTCATGGCACCTACCAAGGAACGTCCGGCGACCAAAACCATCGCCACAAACCGCGAGGCGCGCCACGAGTACTTCGTGCTCGAAGCGCTGGAGACCGGCGTTGAACTGAAGGGCACCGAGGTCAAGAGCCTGCGTGCGGGCGGCGTCAACCTGAAGGACAGCTGGGTCGATATTGAGGACGGCGAGCTTCTGGTCAAGGGGATGCATATCACTCCCTACGACCACGGCAACATCTTCAATCAGGATCCTCTGCGGGTGCGGCGGCTGCTGGCCCACAAGACCGAGATCCGGCGGCTGCACCAGCAGTGCAAACTGCAGGGTTACACCCTTGTTCCCCTCTCCCTCTACTTCAAGCATGGCCGCGTCAAGATGGAGGTCGGCCTGTGCAAGGGCAAAAAGCTCTACGACAAGCGTGCCGATGCCGCCAAGCGTGACGCCAAGCGCTCCATCGACCGGGCTGTGAAGTCCAACGGCAAATTCTACTAGATCTCTTTCAGGCAGCATTCCTGCCCGGAAAACCAAGCTTTCTGCGCATGGCGACATGCGCTTTATGGGGGCGTAAAGGTTTCGACGGGGGGAGCGAGGCCTGGGCAGCGGGTAGCAGTGGGGGAACTGCTCTAAACTCCTCCAAAAAATTAACTGACAACAATAATTATCAGTTGCTCGCAGCCTGAGTGCTGCGCGTTCCGCCCACTCTTGTGTCGTGTGGGGCCGGGGCGTCCTTTAGACACAGCACCTGAACGGACCTAAGCTTTGCGGACCGGCAGGAACTCATGAAGCTACTGAAGCGTTAGCCTGACG